CTGCTAATGACTCAACATATTTAATATCTGTTAATGTTCCTTGTTGGTACCCTTCTTTAGTTCCTGATAATATATCTGTTGCAACAGTTTCTAATGGAGTTCCAATTAAAGGATCTATTACTTTTGATGCTGTTATTAAATCAGTTCCAGTATTTTTTGTTATTTCATCTTGTGTTGTTTTTGGTAAATTTTGTACCCAAAACAGTGTTGCTAAAGACATTTCTCCACTTAATATTTCACCAAATAATTTTGCTTGTTTTACTAAATCTCCACCAAATTGTTCTGTAACAAATTTTAATAAATCTTGTTGCTCTTTTTCATTAAATCCTAAGTTTGTCATTTCTTTATTAACTGACCTAGTTAATCTGTTGGCATAGTCCTCAACGTCTTTTAATTGTTGTGCTGTAAAATCTTCGTTAATTAAAGAAAAATTTCCTTCTACTTTTCCAGCGCCAGTAATTCCTGAAAATAATGCATTGAGTCCTAGTCCACTTCCAAATGCTCCTGCTGCTGCGTTTAACTTTAATCCACTAGGTAAATCTTTTAGATAAGACTCTACTTGATTACTTCCGAATTGATTTGAATTTAATATTGCCATTTCTTCTTGATATTTACTAAATGAAATAAGTCCTTTTTGATACTCTAGATTAATTTGAGATCTAATTTCTTTTTCTCTTAAAGCATTTTGAATTATATTTTCTTGTAATGAAGATTGTTCCATTTGTTGTCTATAATATTCTGGATTAGTTTTTGCTACTAAACTTTGAATTGCGTCACCAAAACTATATCCTTTTGCAAATGGATTTAACCCTGCTCCTTGTATTTTTTCAAAGGCTTTATTTGTTTCTTCTTGTATTTTATTAATATTGGTTGGAGCCATTAATTCAGTCATTATTGACATTCTGTTATCTTTTAATTTTTTACCGTCTACCCCAAATAGTTGACTAATCTGTGCAGATGCTTGTACTGCAATTTTTTCATCCTTTAATGCTATTCCTATATCTACTGCTATTTGTCTTGCTTCTTCTGGGGTCATTATTCCAGCAAGAACTGCTTGACCTAATTGATTTTTTAATGCAGTAACTGTGTCTCCGCCCAATTTTTTAACTGTTTTAATATCATTTAATAAAGTGCTACCTTGTTCAGTTTGCATAAATTGTGATGCAATTTCTTTTATTTCTGGAGTTGATCTTTGTCCAGAAATTAAATCTGCTTGTTGTTGTAATATTTGTTGTGATGCCGTTGTTCTTCCCATTGCCTTTGCCATACCTTCAACTCTATCTGCAGATCCATACATTGCCTTAGAAAGTCTTTCACCAGAATTCTTAATGTTGTCAGATAGTTTTGTTATAACTACTCCTAGTGTTATTGCTCCAGTAGCCAGAGTCAACCACCCTCCAGCAGCCATACCCATAACTTTTGTAGCCATAATAAGTCTTAAATTCATACCCTTTGCTGCTGTTCCAGCAGCCTTTGCTTGCTCTGCTAATATTTTTGAATTTCCAGTTACTTTATTAAAAGCAGCAGTTGCACCCTTTCTTGCTACTTCAAAGGCAACCAAACTTGCTGCCATACTACCAAAACTTCCAAGTTGTTCAGTCATTGCCATTGGCGCCATACTTGCAGCAAGTCCAGCACCCATGCCAACTCCTAGTGCACCACGTTTAAGTGGTTGAACAACTCTTTGTGGATTTTCTTCTGCAAAATATTGAATACCAGGAATTTTTCCACCTTTATTAAATCCTTTTATTGTTCCATTATTAATAGCAGTTAATAAATCATAATTTTGTTTAGTAGATTCTTTATTTATTACAAATTCCCCTGGGGTAAGCATGGCTGGAACGGTGTCTGTGTTTCCAACACCTGGAACAATATTGCCTCTATTAAATTTTATTATTTTAGAAGATCTTTCCATTGCCTCTTGATATTCTTTTTTTGTCCAGGTTCCCATTGGATTTAGTGGAGGAATATTACCACCTATACTATGTGCAAACTTATCTCCATCTGGAGTTCTATATGCAGAATGTTTTATACCTGGTTCTACTTTTTGTATTTCTTTCCATAATTCTTTAGCAAGTTTTTTACCTCTATGCTCTGGAAGTATATTAATGTCTTCAATAATTTTAGTATTTTTATTCCATGTTGCATACCCTGCCTGCTTTCCATCTTTAATAAGTTCAATTGTGTTTAGTTCACTAGAGGCAGCCTTTTTACGAGCAAAGGTATATCCTAATTGTTTTGCTATACCACCAAGATTTAAATATTGAACACCAGGTATCATTCCACCTTTGTTATAAAATCCTTGATTATATTCATCTATTCGAGAAATTTTACCAGAAGACATTCTTTTAAATTCATCATCAAATACATCTTTTCTAATTTTTTCTAATGCTTTATCTTTTACATCTTTATATTTAGGATTATATACAGCCCATTGATTTTGACTTTTCCAAAAATCAAAGTCTCTTGCTACAACATCGTCTATACTTTTTACTCTTCCTACTGCTGATTGTAAATCTAAATTAATACCCTTTTTTTGCATCATTTGCACTAAAGGTACAGCATCGTCTGCTTTCATACCACCACGAACAAGTTCTTCAACAATGTCCATAGATTCTGGTGTTAGTTTTGATTGATTCATTATTTTAGGTTTTCCAACTATGCCTCTTTCAAATATTGCTTTTCCAAGTCTTCCACCTATGTTTAAGTATTGAACACCAGGAATCATGCCACCTTTATTTAATTTAATTCCTTTGTCTTGTATTATTTTTGCTGTTTGATTTAGATGATTTCCTAATTCTTCTGGTTTAGCATATCTAAGTCTATTTTTATACTGTGTTGCTAATACGTTTAAAACATCATTATCTGCATTTTTATTTAAAGCAATTGAATATAAATGTGAATTTGAATATAAATTATTATAATCTGTTGTTAAAAGATCAAGAAGGTCGTCTTTGCTTGGATTAGATGATATAGTTCTATTTATGGAATTATCAAAAAGTGATCGATCTGTACGTAATGTAAAGTCACCTCTCTTTTTTATTTCTCCACTTATAATTTTGTTTTTTACATCACTAGGAAGATTAGATAGAGATAGGCTATCTATTAATTCATTTCTACCCTTGCTTTTAAACATAGCAGCAATAATTTTTCCAGTGTTTGCATATTGAACACCAGGAATCATGCCACCTTTGTTAAGAAATGTAGCGGAAGTCAATCCAATACTTTGTGCCATATCTCTAACACTTATTTTACGACCTATGTTTCCTATTCCTGACTTAATATCTTTTTTATTTTTGCTATTACCAAGAATTTCAAATTTTCCTTTAACATTTCCACTTAATGCTGTATTATCTACGTTATATATTCTTTTTAATATATCTTTTGCTGTATAGTTTTTTGGCAAATCGTTAAATATAAAATCTAATTCATCGGCTTTACCTCCAGCACCTACATGAACTGGTTCTACTCTTTTTCTAATTAGTTGTAAATAATCTTTTTGATCTATTTTTGATAAATCATCTAACTCTTTTATTATTTGTTTTAGTTGTTTTTCATTTCCCATTTTTTCAAGTGCTCTAGCAGTAACCTGAGCATCTTTTGGTGTTAATGGAAAACTTCCTTCTAATATATAATCTGGTATGTCTTTTGCTGCCTCTCTAGCCTTTTCATGTTTAAAAAATTTTCCACCCCCCCCTTTAACTTGAAATAGTTCTTCCATTAAAAAGTTATATCTTCCTCCTAATATTCCAGAGGTTCCTCCACCAAAACCAGTTGCATAAAAAGCAACCTTTTTTTCTTTTGCTAATTTTATCGCTTCTCTTAATGGTTTTGATGCCAGTTCTTGTGCTAATTCTTCAGGCAAACCTCGTTCCATAAACATTGCTTTTCTTTCATTAATAGCGGTTTTACTAAATAAACTACCTCTTTGTTTACCTGTTTGAGTAAGTCCAGTTTTTTTCCACATGCTTTCAAACATGTTTTCTAATCCAGTTTCTACTGCCTTACCTTTATGTCCTCTATGAAAGAAGTTAGTTAAACTTTTTCCTAATGATCGTCTAAATGTTGATCTTAAGTCTCTCACTAAAGAACCTTTAAATAATTTTTGAACACCGTCAACTTTTCCGCCCATGTTGTACATATGAGCACCTTGTTTACCTTGAGGTTTCTTTTCTCCTCTCCAATTTTTTTGTATCCTAGTATATGATTCCATACCAGGAATTCCTCTATAAACATCTTTAAGTGTAGTAGTTCCTCTACTTTTGCTATATTTTAATTCTTTACTTACTTGAGTACCATCTGTCATTAATGTTTCTAAATGTTCAGGAGTTAAATTATCAAATAGTTCTTTATTTTGTAATTCTTTTACAGAAACAAATTGAACGTTTTCATATTCTGGTTTTCCAAGTAATGGTTGAACTCTTTCTAATCCTGCTGAGTCTAAAAATCTTATTTCTTTACCTGGATATTTAGCAGCAATGTTAGCAAAATTATTTTCAAGAGTTGCTTTATATGCATCCTTTTTCCAATCACCTTTTGCAAATGCATCTATCATCCATAAACCTTCTTCTGAAACCATATCTTGTTTTAATACATCTAAAGGAACTCCTCTTTTATCAAATTCTTTCATTGTTCTTACACCAGTAAGTTGTTGATTATTTGATTTTGTTAATAAATAAACTAAATTATTTTTTAACTGTTCTGCTTTGTTAGAAACCTTAGCACCTACAGTTTTAGCAACTTGACTTCGTCCTGCCAACTTTGCTGCTACAGCATTTGTTGCTGCTGAATATCCTGCAATGTTTCCAATTTGAAATCCACTCATAGCATATTGAATTCCATTTTTAACTTTACCGCCAACGTTTAACTTTTGAGCATTAATTGAATGAAGTAGTCCAAGATTATTTTTAGTTGACTCTTTATTAACTACAAACTCTCCTGGGGTAAGCATTGCTGGAACTTTGTCCGTGTTTCCAACTCCAGGAACAGTACTACTGTTGTCTGGAGTAAATACAGAACCACCTTGATTTAATCCTACTGCTTTAATTCTAGACTTACCTCTAGTAGCGATTGTTGTTGCAACACTTGCAGCAGCACTTCCCTTACCCAAGTTACCTGCGGCTTGACCTGTTCCAAATAAAAATGGTTGTACTTGAGATGCTCTAGTTTGTTCAGATATCAATACTCTATATGAATTAGTTAAAGTTTTAATTGCTATATCTGCACTATTTGCAGAACCTACTTGACTTAATAAAGCAGCGTTTGCTAATTCAGTTGCGGATCCCAATTGTCTTGCTGCATTTGCTGCATCTATTTCTGAAAGACTTAAATAGTTTGCAGATTGAGTTAGTGATTTTATTGCTGCTAGTGGACCTTTTCTTAGTAAAGTAACTCCAAACATTCCCATAGAGTGTGTAAATTTAGCAAATGTACCGATTAAGTTAGCAAACAAACCAAATATCATGGTAGCGGCTGGAAGTAGTACACCACCTAGGGCTGTTGCTAATGCTGCAACATTTTTTACACCTTCTGGAAGTTTATTAAAAGCCTCAACTATTTTTGTAACCATGTTTACAAGAGGTATTGCCATTTTAACAAAAATTTCACCCAAAGGTGCTATTGCAATTTTTAGTCTTTCTATTGCTCCAGTAAGTTGAGTACTAAAAGCCTGTTCTACTGTTGACAATTCTTTTTCTGCACTCTTAGCAAGTTGTTCTGTTGAATATCCTAAAGTAGATATTACTTGTTGTGCTTGTGACCCTTCTCTAGAAATATTTTCAAACAGTGCACCCAATCTTGCATATTGAAATTTTCCAAATATACTTTCTAATGCTTGCTGTCTTGAAAATTCATCTAGTGTAGATAGGGCATCGCTAAATGCCGTAACAGTACCCATTAAGTCTCCTCTATTAGTTTGAATAATAGAGTCAAGATTTATTTTAAATCCCGCTAATACATCTGTTGCTGCTTTTGTTGGATTAATTAAAGATCCAAGACCAGACTTTAATGCGTTAGCACCTTGCTCAGCAGATACGCCACCTTCTTGCATTGCTGCAAGAAATACTGTTAAATCTTTAACGTCTCCACCTAAGCCTTTAATAACTGGAGCAACACGAGGTATTGCTGCAGAAATGTCTTGTAAACTTACTACTGTTTGGTTTTCAACCATGTTTAAAAAGTTAATAGTGTCTGCTAGTTCTTGTCCAGATAACCTAAAAGCACTTTGAAGTGATATTGTTGTTTCAAGAGCAGCATTTTGATCCATCTGACCAAGTGTTGCTAATCTTGTTGATTCTCTAATTGCATCAGTTAAGTCTGTATTTTGTCTACCTGCTGCTGCAGCCTGTGCTGCTAAGGATAAAGTGTCTTTTGCTGCAATTCCATATTTTGTAAATTCTCTACTTAATCCTTGAACTGCTTTAAAATTTTCTTCTAATTCTGCTGGTGTAGTAAATATATCACCATATACTTTTTTAAAGTTAACTGCTTGTTTTTCTAGATCTGAAAATACCCGACCTGCTGTTGTACCAAATATTGTTAATGGTATTGTAAAACCAACCATAAGTTGGCGACCAGTCCATTGTACGTTTTTACCAAAGTTAATTAACCCAGTTGTTCCTTGCTTAAACATTGAGTTTAATATTTGCATTCTTTGAGCAGATACTGCCGCGTCAGCAGAAAATGCTGTAAGTGGTCTAACTGAAAGGGCCTCTTGCATACCTTTTGATGCTTTTGCGGTAGCAATAAATTGAGTTTGCATTGTTCTTGCACGTTCTGCTGCAAGGGCAAATACTTCTGCGGCCATTCCGCCTTTTTTATTAAAAGACGCACTAAAAAATTGACCTAGTGTTCCTTGACCTTTTCTTAAAGTAGAATCAAGTGCTCCTGCGGCAGTTTGCATTTTAACAAGTTCTGCTCTAAAAAAACCACCTGTATTTATTGAATTTCTAAGTCCCTCTGCAAAAACTCTTGAGGCTTGGCCTTGTTCTAATTGACCTTTATTTAATGTAAGATTGAAAGCATTTATTTGCTGCTGTAAACTTCTTAATTCGGCTGCGGCACCACTGGTATTGATGTCAACATCAATTACCGTTTTAATAATCTCTGCCACTATTCAATCACCTCGTAATCCAGACCTTGTCCAATACCAAAACCTGCTCTTTTAGCCGCAGATCCTTGTAATGCAACAATATCTCTTGGATTAGTTGTTTTGCCTTTACTGTAAACCTTTGCTTTGAGTTTCTCCCAAGCATCTTGGTCTCCAGAAGACTTATCAATGTCAACACCCTGTAACGCTGCAAAAAATTTTCTATTTTCATTTTCTTCTTTATTCTTTGCTTCTAGTATCGCTACTAGTTCAGGCATTGATATTGATTCCTCCAGTTCTTGATAATTCTTCCAGAATCCTAGAAGAAATACCTTAGATTCTATCGTGGCGAGATCTAGTTCGCTCCAACTAGAGCCGCCGCTAGTGCGTTTGGGTCGTTTAACTTAATCCCTGCTGCTACTTCAATTATCTTGTAAACTGTTGGCAGGTCAATAACATCTTCTAATTTTTCTTTAGATGCTAATTCTGGATTGTATTGCTTCATAGCAATTACTGCACAATCTAGTAAAAGATCCATTGACTTAATATTATCTTCTGCGATTTTTTCGTCAGAAATTTTTTGGAACTCTTTCATAAAGTCCCTTAAGAATTTAATTTTTAAAGGCTTCATTTCTACCTTTGTACCGTCTTGTAACTCAATTTCTACAACTTCGTAAACACTGCTTGCCATTTAATCCTCCTATGGATATAGTTAAATTATAGCACAAAACCCACCTCTTGAAAAGAAGTGGGCAATGTGTTTATTTAGTTGTTTTAGTTATGCACCGACTACACGATCTACGATTTTTCCGTAAGAACCGTTTGATGCTGGAAGTAATCTGAAAGATACTTCGAACATTGATGGAGTATCACGTTTTGCAGATACTGTTACACTGTCGATTGACAATGCACGGTTTGCTACATAAACACGTTCTACTCTATTTGCACCTGTTGCTTCTGGATCTCCAGATCCTGGACCAACTGCAATAAGTGCGCGTTCTACTGGAACTGCTCCGAGTTCGCCTGAGTTTAGAACTAAGACGTCTTCTGTTGCTCCGCTTGATAGATCTGCATCTTGACCTGCAATTGATACAAGAAGATTTTCAAGTGTGGCTTCAGCAAATGCTGTAACCATGTTAACTTGCATACCTTGCTTGTAAAGTTTTGCTACGTCCAGTAATTGATCTACTTGAACTTCACCAAAGTCTGGTTGGAATTGTAATTCCAAACCATTCATTGTGTATCCTACGTTTCTCCAGTTTGCATTTTCTTCCAATGTATCTGCATATCTTTTTGCTGATTCAAATGGTGGAATCATTGTAGTACTACCTGATCCGAAAGTATAAACTGCTGCTGAACCTGAACCACTTGAGTATTCAAGTGCTCCTTCGTTAGAAACGAATAGTTGTGCTGCACCTACGATAATTTGATTGCTATTACCTAAAGTTGCCATATATTTTTTCACCCTCCTTTTATAAGGAAAAGTGGGGCTATTTCCTCAATACTATTATATCGTGCTTTTTAAGACTCATTATATTGTCTAGAATGATAGTCATATTTAATGATAAGATCCCTAGAAGGTCTATATTCCATTAAATTAGATACATCTTGTTGACTTTCTGCATACCCCGATTGAAAAACATTTATACAATGAAATCTATATTTATAATAATCATAAACAGAAGCACTTGCAGAAACAGGATAGTTATCATATAGTTCTTCTGCAAATTCATTTATATTATTTGCTGCATCATCTTCTCTATCTAATACAAGAGTAATTAAAGAAGTAAGATTAATAGTGTTTCCATATCTATCTGCCCCGTTTGCTACGTCTCCAGATAAAGAACCACCATAAATGGTATATCTCATTTGTTCACTTTTAATAGGATAAAAATATTTATACATACCAGTTCTTACTTTAGTAAATTTATCAAATACTATATAAGGTAAATCTCCATCTAATATTTCAGGAGGAACATTTCCTGCACCTGCTGGAAAAAATGGGATCAAACTATTACCACCAACTGTTTGTGGATATAGATTATAAAAGGCTGGAGCCTGTGTTCTAAACTGCTCCCACACATATCTATTGATTATATTCTCTGGTCTATAAACTGTCATATTCTTTCTCCTGGTGCATTGTTAATCCAAGATAATGCTGCTGCTCTACCTATCGATGTAGCATTCTTGCTCTTGGATGCAATCTTAACATTCTTTTCATATTCTTTAGAACCTCTAAAATGATCATAAAATTTAATAGAGTTTAAATAGTCTTTAGTAAAATATATGTTATAAAATTCATTGTATGCCCTTACGAAAGATCCACGAGTTGCTCCTCCTCCAGGATTTGCAATATAGATAGGTCCGTTTCTAAAAAACTCTTCTCCTTCTATTTCAAAAAATAATACTTGAGCATCTTTTTCCTCAATAACTAATGGTATTCCTTCTTCCATAATATTTGCTTTATCATAAAATGGTTCCCTACTTGTTTCGGAAGGAGTGTCTGATTGTAAAAAGTCTGCACTAACTACTGCTGACTTTCCTTGCAAAGATATCGATAGTTCATATAATCTTGCAAATGGATCTCCTACTTGACCCCATTCATAAACGTGATGCAGCATACCTGGATGGGACCTAGCAAGTCCATCTAGGTAATCATAAAATACATTTACAGAGGTACTAGCAATTTTTTCTGTTATCTTATTTTGATTTCTTTTTACTTCATCAATAAATCCTTGAGAATAGTTTGTTACATTTGTAAGAGTGTCTATAAAATTCTTTCCATTAAACTTAACCTTTATGGTAGACATTATTGATCCCACTTTTGTATTTGTGACTTGCTTATAAATAGTCTAAAATGTCTTAATGTATGATCATAGTTAAATGTAGGAACTATTGTTTTTACTTCATATTTTGTAGATCTTGGTCCATCCATAAGTATTTGTTTTTGACCATTAATCCATACGTTATTACCTGCTGGATCTTTAATATTTGTTATTGCTATAGCGGTAATAGGAACATAATCGTCATTACTTTTTTTTCTTAAATCCTCTTTGGTTCTAAAAAATGCGTTTGAGTCATATATTAGGTCTTGTCCTTTAGTTTTTAATTCACCAGCAAAACCTCTATTAGAAAGTTCACTTATTACTGAGCAGTTTACTGTTCTATCAAATACCCAAGTTTTTAACATATTTCCATATTCACTTTGTGTGGTTTGAGCGTAATATACATCTGCTGTCATTGGAAATAATATATCGTCTAATGTTGATGATGGAAGAAACATTACAAAACCCCGATACGGAGCCTATTTCTATATTTCTCTAAGATTTTATCAACAAACATGTTTCCTGTATTAGTGGTTGGGTTTTTGGCAAACTTAATTTTAAAGTCCTCGTTATCAAATGACTCTATATATCTATTTATGTACTTTAGGTTATCAGACTTAATGTCTTGGATTAGCATCTCACATGCCTCCTGGATGTCCTGTGGTACCACCTTCCAGCCATAATCGGCATCTACCCTATACTCTGACCCATCTGCAAAAGCAGGGTCCAAATATCTCTCGTGCCATACTGGTTTATAATTAACCTTGTTTTCAGCGTCAGATTCATTTTCTACATTTGTAATTGAAGATCCGTCTTTAGTAATTGCGTATGTTACAAGATTTACACTAGCACTAAGACTTGAATTATATATTAACTCTTCGTTTTTATATACCTTATATATTTTATAAATCTTTTCATCAATAGGTAGATAATCCATTCCCATACCCATAATATCTTTTTCTTTTCTAACAAATGAAAAGCCTTGTGTTTGAGAGTCTATAATATATCTTGCTAATCTTTCATATCCTATTTCACTACCGTCAGTAATTGATAGTGCTGCAGCAACTGAGTCTAAGTTACAGTAAGGTCTAACAATTTCTATGTTTGTCATGATGACAGTGTTACCACTTGAGTCTTTAACGGATGCTGCTAGTGATCCTGTATAGTCTAAATATTTTGGTGCTAAAGTAAATGATACTGCTCCAGAAATTGTTGATGCAGATGCTGAAAATGATTCTCCTGTGTAAAGGTCTTCGTAATCTAATGTGTATGTTCCACTTGGAGAAACTGTAAAGGTCGCGGTAAGTGAAGTAACTTTTTTATATTGTCTTTCATTTAATATTTCCATAATAAATAAAATTCCTCCTTACTAATTATATCATTTATATAAAATGTTGAAGGGGAGACATTTTTGGTGTCTCCCCCTCTAATTCCCTAAATAATTTAGGTTATTGTTTTGCGTATGCTACTGCATCTGTTTCTTCGATTTGTGCTCCGAAACGTAAGAAAGTAGTATATTCAATAGTATCTTTCTTAGGTTGGAACTCACGATGAACAGTAACGTCTCTTTGGAATCCCCAAATACGATTTTCTGGGAATGTCAAAGATACGAATCCTGCAGGCATCAATGGTACTTCTACCAAAGGAATACCTAGTACACGGTATTGGATTGGAGCACCTAATGTTTGTGGTGCTACACCGTCAATAACGCGTTCTACGATTCTTTCTGAAGGTAGGTTACCAGATGAGCCAAGACCATTAATGATATCGGCTACTGTTTCGCTAGAAGCATAGAACTTCATGGCTGCTCTTGATGCACGATACTTACGTGGCATTGCTAGCACAAGTGCTTGCAAGTCTTCAACGTCTGTACCAAATGTACCAGCACTGTTACCAGTTTGTTCTTTTACATAGAAGCCTTCAAGGATGTTTAGGAATGTATTTGTTCCTGAACCTGTTCCGTTGATTGCTAAGTCTTCAAGATCGTTAGCGAATGCACGAGTCATTGTACGGACCAAGTGGTCTTCCAATCCTGCGCCTTCGATATTGTCTTCAAGTGCTTCTGATGATACTTCCCAGTCTAATCTAACTTTTTTAGTTGTGATTTCAACTTTTGTGAAAGTAACTCCAGCGTTAGTATATGTAGCGTCTGCTTGTGCAGCAGCACGGATTACACGTTCACCAACATTTAACTTCTCTAGTTCTGCTGTGTTGCCACGCATTGTTACACGGCGACCATCACGAGCAAGAACTTGTTGCTCGAAAATATATTCGATAAATTGGGCTGACTGTTCTGCGTTTAAGATACCGCCACCATCTGATGGTTTTGCGGTTCCTACTGGTCCAAGTTGTGATGCTGGAGTAGCAACTCCACCAACGCCTCCTGAAGCAATAACGCCTGTTACAGCGGCCTTTTCTAAAATTTGTTCTTCTGACATAATTTTTCACCTCCCAGTGAATTTTGTTTAACGATAGAGGTCAGCGGTATTGAGGAAACGCCCGCCCCACATCGATCCTTTTTTTATTTTATTTCCCTGCACGACCCCGCCGAGGTCGCCAGACTTACGGATAGCGGTGTCATCTTCAACTGCATCGACACGCTTTCCAAACTCTTCTACATTGCTTTTTACTGTTGTAACTTCCTCTGTTACTTTTGCAACGCTCTTTGTTAATTCGGCAAGTTGTTCATTAATTGATTTTACAGTTGCCGCTAAATCTCCAACTGCTGCGGTAACGGACTTGCTAATTTCTTCTACAGAAACTTTAACTGTTTGTACAGCCTTTGCCAAGTCATCATCTTTGCTTTCTACAGCAGGAGTTTCGGCTTTTTCAACATCTGCTGGTGCGTCTTCTGCTGGAGCATCTTCTGCAGGAGCAACTGGTGCTACTACTTCTTCTACTGGAGCATCTTCTGCTACTGCTTCTGCTGGTGCATCTGCTGGAGCATCTGAATCAGACTTAACGATTTCGTCTACAACGACTAATTCGTCTTCTACAACTTCTGTTTTTTCAA